ATTGAACATCATGTTTGCAATTATCTGTTGAGCTTCTTCTGGCAAATCTCCAAAGTCTTTGTAAAGGATGTTGCAGTCTCGCAAAACGCTTTCACAATCCGACTCGAAGGCTTCGACAACTCTGGACTCCAAGACTGCTGATCCAACTGGGCGGTTGTATTCGGGATCGCTTTCCAATACCAAATGACCCACGCCAAAAGTAGCATAACCAAGATGGTCATTATATATCTCATATTCTACACCCTCATCTATTTCTAGTTGTTTTCTAAGTTCATCTAAATTCATTTCTTTATCCAATTAGTTAGTTTTTTACATTCTTCAAAAAGTAGGGTTCTGCACACATAGATAGTCCAACCCCATATTACCATTACTACACAAGTTGATACCCAAAAAAATATTCCCATTATTCACTTCCGAATCCAAGTCGTATTTTATTGATAAGATAGTTACGAACAAATCCTGATCGAACTATATCGCCAATAGTAAATTCTACACAATTAAATTCATCCATTTCATCTAGTATTCTGAAGAAATCGTGTAGTCCGTTTTTTTCATTTTGTTTCTGTAAATCTGTCTGGTCAAAATCACCACAAAATACAATCTTTGAATCTTGACCAATCCTTGTTGTAATAGTATCCAGCTCATGGAAATTCATATTCTGACATTCATCTACTATAACAATTGCGTTGTCCATTGTCAACCCCCTTAGAAAAGAAGTTGATAAAAAGTGCAATGAACCCTGCCCCTTCAACCTATCATATAGATTGTTAAATGCTTGTTCGTTAGGTTGTTCAAATATAAACTGCACCATGTTCTGATATGGAATTTGATATAGTGCAGACTTATCATCTTCATCGCCCGGCAAAAACCCAATCTCTCTTGTTGGTATAAGCGAGCGAACCAATACAACTCTTTCATATGGTGTCTTTAAATTCATCACATCTTGCAATGCGAGATACATAGCACAGAATGTTTTACCTGTACCAGCCGCACCATAGAGAAATTGATTTTCCCCCTTCTTCCAAGAATCAAAAACAACTTTCTGGTTGTCTGTAATTGGTTTTATTGTTACAAGATTGCTTGCATTTATTTCTTTAGTTTTCTTTTTTGTATTGGCCATTTTATGTCCTAATTAAAGTAGGGGGCGGGGAGCCGATTGGCTCCCCTCTGGTACATAGGCGGATTGACTCCCAAGCTCCCATGGCGCCGTGCGCCTGTGCTGGAGTGTGATTTCTCGCCTGCACCATTATTTTATTTATATTTTTCCATCCTGTCAAGAACACCATGTTTTTTGATAACTTCTCTTGTTTTAACATCTTTAATTGATGTAGTTGAACCACCATATCTATCTGCAAGTGGAGAGTTAGGATTTGAATGTGCAATCTGTTCCAACCTTTCATTAAAACCACCATCAATCTTTTTAGCTGTTAAAGTAATATGATCCCCAACAAAAGCAACAAGATTTGGTCTTTGTTTAATATGAGGATTATCCAATTTATATTGATCAAGTTGAGACATTTTCATAAATCCTTCAAATTCTTCTTTGGTTTCCTCATTATAAAAATTATAAGTTGGCATTAAAGTCAAACTCCATTTGATAAGTTGGATAGTTAGGCACCTGTTTTTTTAAAATATTAATCTCATGATTTAATTCTTTTATACGTGTATATGCGGCGTATATTTGTTTTTGTTGAGCTGCTATTTCAAGTTCCAAGTATTCCATCATTTCTCCCATTGAACCACTTCGGTATTGTTCTGCTTTTCCATTTAGCAAAACTAGATTTCTCTAATATATAGTAATTCTGGTATGCAAGAACTGTGTCAGTATTTTTACATAAATCTGGCATACATTGAGGTGGGTCAGTAAAATCTCCATGAGTAATATTCTTAGGGCGGTTGCAAAGATATTGTGACAACCGTTCTGTCGCATGATGTTTACCATAACGAAAGGTGTATTCTTTCATTAGAGCATCCATGTGTTGATATAACCAATCATAGTTTTCTAGATTTGCTCTTACCCAGATAGTACTAGGGTGGTTCTTATGTGCCATCTTGTACAAACCGTTAGAGTCTGCAATTTCATCACCATCAAGGACACGATGGGCTGTGGAAAGCATCTGTGCGCTCTCTAGTATCATCTTTACAACATGTTTGTCACACATCATCTGTGCAGCAATCTCAGGGTCACGATCTAAATAGAATATATTCATCTGGTTCTCGTTTTATTATTCAATAACAATATTATACTACACCTAACGGAATAAGTCAATAGTCCTTTCAGTTTTATTTTTCCCAACGATAAAAAATATGATCTTGTATTTCCACAGTTTTTGTTTTTGTTTTAGCCCAAGAAGGATTAACATAATCGGCGTGATAGTGGGTAGCACCATCTGTGATATCTAAGTACAACAACTTATTGCTTAGTATTGCATCTGCAAAATCTAACATTTTGTCATAAGTTTTTTTATTATGTGGTTTGTCACTTTTACCATCACAATACCAACTAAATTGACATTTATGTTTAATGGGAAATGAAATTTTAGGGTCTTTCCATGATGGTCGAGTTGGGCCTTGTTTCACCACTCCACATATAGTATTAGGAAATCTTGAGTCATTAACCCTGTTCATCACAACAGTAGTCACCGCAAGTTCTCCAGCAGTACCTTGACCCCTTGCTTCATGATACATGTTGAGTGCAAGACATTCTACCGCTTCTGATTTTAAATCTTCTGGTAAAGGTTGGACAACTGCACCAACAACACCGACCATTGTTCCAATCACTAGTTGTTCAATTCCATTCATTATATTAAAGTCCCTTCTTATTATACTTAGTTTTTAATTCCATCTCTGCGAGGTCATCAACCATTTGCAGGGCCAGGCATCTGATGGTAAGTTGCATGGTCATCTACCATAAACTCATCAGTCCAGTTGAAAGCTTCCTTTACAACATTTGCAGATAGACCTTTATACATTTGATGGAGTACACCATCTTTAGCTGCAATAAGAACATCTGCTTCAGTTTCATGCAAACCTTCAAGCATTTGAACAAACATTGTTTCTCTCTTCCTCTGACTCAGCAGATTATTACCACCCTCAATATAATGATATAACTTTCTGGACTCATATGAAAGAACGCTGTGTTCAGTACCAGCTGGTGCATCGTTTCGTTTGAAAGGAACTTCACCTTCTGGTAATGCCCATTTGATTTTGGGATCAAATGATGACTTAATAACCATTCTTAATGCTGGGCTGTTATACTGTTTTAATAGAGCAACCTTGTTTTGTTTTGTTTTTGCTTTGGACACTTTGTCCAAAATTTCTGATATTAATATATCCATTCTAAAATTCTCCTATAGATTCAGTTAGAGTTTTTAACCTCGTTTTAATAAAATAGTTCAGTAGTTTACTACGATCATTAACTGTCGCTTCCTTGTATTTATGTATTATCTCAGATGACAATTCTTCTGGACAACAAGTAAGATCAATCAATTTTTTATTTCTTTGGTAGTTACGTTTTACTTCATCATTAGGCAACACATCATTAATGTTATTGTCAATCCAAGATGAAATCTTTTTAGCACCCAACGGCCGTTGGCGCAATCCTTCAGTAAATGTATTGTCTGGGGATAGCACATTAGGTACTCCGTCACTGGTATCACCCTTGAAGATATGTTCTTGAAGATAGGTAACAGGATTTTGTCCATCAACCATTTTCTTAGTAATCGGACTATACTGTTTTACATTAGGATATTTTTGTAGTTGAATAAAATCTTTATCACCAGACAATATCATAACTTCATCAGAGGATTCTGCACTAAGAACGCCAATGATATCATCAGCCTCTGCACCATATACCTCTACAAATTTATAGGGCATATTCTCTGAGAATTCTTTTTTCATTTTATTAAGACATTCAAAGATAGCATCCCAATCATGATTAGATTTTTTTCTGGTAGTTCTCCGAGAAGCTTTATACTCTGGAAAATAGTCACGCCTCCAATAATGTTTGGAATCATAACATAACACCAACTCTCCAAATTCAGATTTGAATCGAGTACGATACATCCGTAACGAATTCAAAATCATATGGCGAACCATATTGTCATCTGGTTTAATTTCCTTAGTCATATGCAAATGCATCATAACACTTGCGACTGAAATTTGACTCATATCAACTAATATCATTATTCATCATCACTATTAAGTAATTCAATATATTCACACAAATGTTTCATATTAACTTCAGTATGCTTCCGTCCATCATCATCATGAATAACACTAACAAATGTGTCTACAATGTCTTGTGTGGGGTATTCCATTTTCACTGCTCTATACACCAATCCCCGTGTAAACTCAATTATAATACCAATGTCCTGTATAAACTTTTCATCATCAACTGAAATTGCACTATTATGACACATTTGGATCATGTGAACAACTAATTCTTGTGTCAAATTTTCAGCGAAATCTTTTTTGATTTCAAGTTCTGATTTAACTTCGTCAAGTTGTTTTACGGGTGTTTCTTTCCATGGCCCTTTAATAACTTTGCCAAGTCCATTATCTTCTTCCAAATCAATAATCCTCTTTGTCCATTTCCTCAGTCCACACATAACCCAAATCGGGATACAGTACTCCAACAGTTCTTTTTGGTTGACCTTTCTTTGGCCCATACCAATGGTATGCTAATGCTACACAACGTCTTTTTACTCTACTTTGTTGGTATTCTCCATAAAAATCATCAACCCAATCACCAGTACGAAGATAATTTTGCATATTGCGAACATATCCTTCGTGGATAGCAAGTTTGGCAGCTGCACCTTTAATGTTCTGTCTTACAGATATGCGTTGAACTTTTACAAGGTCTTTCTGCGTTTTAATCCAATTTTTAACTTTATCGGGGTGCAATGTATGCTCAGGAATTAATTCTCTTACACTATTATGAACACCAGCGTTACCATAGTCAGGATTCTTTGCAAGTTTCGTTGCTCTTGCTTTTGCAAGACGTTCTGATGCAGCTTTCTTTTGTTCCTCAGTCATAGGTTTGCGTTTCTTAGGTGTTTTCCACTTACTGTTGTCCGTAGTAGCAATTATTTTCTTTTGTGACATGTTACTATTTACCCCCATTTAGAAAAAATTCAACAATTTCTACTTTTACTTTCCAATGTCCTTCACATTTTCTTTCATTATTACTTGATACGCACCTTTATTATACGCAGGAGCGATAGTGTAATTTGATGATATTTTTAGTCTCTCTGAATTATCTTTTTTTGCACAACCATCTATACCAACAGTATCTATACGACTAGGTATGAATTTTGTTTCTCTGCGATATACATGTTTGTGACCTTTCCATTCTACAAACTTCTTAGGTTTAGTTTTGAGTTGATCGGGGTGACAGCCGTGCTTACGAAGAAATTCTTCGTCTGCAGCACGAGCCGCAAGAATTCTCTTGTTTTTGGTGGGTTTTCTTTTCCGTGTATTATTAGATGTATAATACACCGGCATCATATGCATAGTCATAATAATAAATATACTCTATTTGGAATAAAAAGTCAAGTACCTTTGATGTGGTTTTCAATAATTTCTGATATTTTAATCAATTCTTTATCACCATCAGCGTCCAACTTAGTTTGGATAAATCCATCTTCTTCTAACTTGTCAAGAACCCAACCTACAACCTTTCCGTGTAAAGTTTCGTTCTGAATATATCTACCGATACCATATGCTATGATAATTGAACCCATTGCTAGTATTGTGTGTGTAAAAGCGTCCATATAATTATTTATATCCTTTATTTACTATACAACCATTATACATGATTGAACAAGCTTTGTCAATCATTATTTTAACACCTAAGTTGTTGATTTTTAACGAGGTTTGAAAATAGTTATCAATTCATTCTTACCTTTGACCTTAATTTTGTCCAATTCGACACCTTTTAGGTCATCTGGTAGCTGTTCTTGGGTATATGATGAGTAAATCGTATTGACAATACTACCACCGCGAGTCTTATAATTACGGGTAGATGCCTCTAATCTTGCGGCCAGATTGACTGCATCACCGATAACCGAATAGTCAAATCTGGTGGTACTACCCATATTACCCACAATACACGTTCCTGTATTGACGCCACTACCGATATTAATCTCTGGTAGTCCTTTCTCC